TGTTCTCCGTCGTAGTATTTATCAATTAACCTAGAGCTGCAATTTCACCAGTATTCTTAATTCTCAATGGAATGTAAATAAACTCCACTGCTTTAACTGGCTCGATCGCAATATCTACGTGTAATTCGTTACGATCGATTCTAGCAGGTGTGTTGTTGGATTCATCACATACTACTAAGAAGTCGTATAAAGCACGTTGTCCTACTAACTCTAACATTAGACTTTCGCAGGCATTCTTAATCTCATCTCGTGTTAACTTGTCGTTAGGCTCAAACAAGTAAGGCTTAGCTAATTGATTTAATTGTCTACGTAGGTATACAATCAAACGTGCTACGTTAATTCTATCTAATGCGCTGGCATTTCTAGCACGGGTATATTGACCGTATGCTACTAAACCAGAACCTGATAAGAATGTAATTGGGTTAGTCTTAATGCTAGCCATTGTATCACGTTGGCCTTCATTTAGAGCAACTGTCTTGAATTCGCCTTCGCCGTCGACATAACCAACTGCTGTTGCGTTAGTAATGCCACCACGTCTTGTTCCAGCTGGAGCAAACCATGGATAAGCAACTTGGTCGTTTAAGCTGATAGTGCGTAGCATCATATGGCTTGGCGGAACAACAATGTTGTTACCAGCATTGTCACTTGAGAAGCCCCATGGATAGTAAATGCCTAGATATTCATCAAAGCTAACTAAACCAGTGTCGTCATCTTGAGTGGCACCTTCTGCGTTGTTACCCCAATTACTGATGCTGGTAGCACCATTTGGCAATCTTGCAGGACTGTCACCAACAACAAATGCTGTTAATGCACGATCATAGTTCAAACTGATCAACTCGCCAATTAGTTCAGGATATCCTGGGCAAGCTAACAAGTTAAACACACGACCGTCAGTGTCTCTAATGTCAATGTTACTGTTTACAGTAGCTTGTAGTGCTTGAACAACTACAGCACGTTGTGACTTACGTCCAAATGTTCCAGCGCCATTGGCTTGGTTAGCACTTTCTGTTACCCAACGATTTGGATAATAGTTGGCCATTGATTCGCCAGGGTTAGCACTATTTCTGTCGTTATCGGCAGTTAAGTCAATGTAGTCACGAACAAATTTCTTAACGTTGAATCCGCTACGACGTAGGTTCCATAGCAACATACCTTTTGGATACAATGCTGGATCTGGGCAGTCTGGGTCAACATAGTCGCTTGATAGTAAATCAACAATTGTGCCTTGTTCATCGCTGTTTGCACCAGCAGTGTTATAACGTGCGTCGGCAAATAATACACCATCTTCTGAACTTTGATCTGTTTTGTCAATTAGTTCCCAACGTTTTTCAACTGGAAGAGATACTAAGTTTGCGTTGTATTTGTAAATTGTTGGGAAGTTTTCTGTGTCGCTAGTGTCGATCCACAAATCACCTGTTACCAATGCTGTGTCATCACTTTGTAATGATGGTGCAGCGGCTGCAACTATAGGACCAGCTGGATCTGTTCCAGTGTAGTCAGCATAGTTTGCGTAACCTACCCAGTTGTCACCATCGTTGATCAAAATGTCAATTTCGTCAATAACTGAACTATACCATAGTTGTCCGTCTGTTGCCAATGCAACTACTGGGTCACTACTAGCTTCGTATGACAATGCTTTCCATAATGATGCAACATAATTGTATGTTGTGCCTGTTCCTGCAACATACAAGTTGCCAGTAGTGGCTACACCACTTGTTGCAAAAATGTTATTGAAAGGAGTATTCAATGCTTCAGTGATGTAAACATCGCCGCCAGTAGCATGAGTAATAGTTAATCTATTCTGAGCATCAACACTGGCGCTGACATTAGTCATGCCAGCTGAGTTAATTGCACCGGCTAAGGTGTCAGCATCATCAACTGAACCTGCACTAGTGAACTGAATCAAATAGTCACTGCTTGGTGCATCTTGACCTGTGATACTTTCTGCTAGTTTGAAAGAATAGTTGTTTGCTGGGAAACTTGTTGCACTAATTGCTGCACTAATAATAGTAGTAGCACCTATTGCGTTTCTTCTGTAAATTTTTGCAGTGGCAAGTCTTGGAGTATCATCTAAACCGTAATCTTCTTCAATATTGAATTTTGCAAACAATGCGCCTACAGGAAGATTTGCGCCACCACCGGTTGAATCTAAACCGTTTAATGCGGATGAACCGTTGGCATACATTGGTGTTGCTACTTCTTCCCATGCTGCGGTTGCACTGTTAAAACGTTTTGTTCTAATTCTTGCACCTAGATTAGGTTCGGTAGTCTTAATCCATACAGAACCAGTTGGACGACCTACAGCAGAAGCTGGATTGTCTGTTCTCTTGTATGTAGGAACACTGGTGTGTGGTTGAATTGATAACTTAGGAACTAGATAATCGTCAGCAGTGATACCAAGTGCTGTCAATGCTGTTCCGCTGATGCTGATAGTGTTAGCAGCAGTGCTGTCACCTAACGATGATTCAATTACGTTGTTTGAATAAATTTCTAACTTGCTGTTAACCACCGCGGCATACACACCTGCGTTGTTGTATGTGCTAGTATTGATGGCCGCTGCCGCTGCTGTCAATGTTGATCCAGACAGTGTAATTGTTGATAATATTTCACCATCAACTGTGAAAATAATTGTTCCAGATACTGTTGCAGGACTTGCTGTTCCAGCAATAGTTGGCCAACTTTGTGCCCACTCTGGAGAACCAACAATAACCCAAGCACCGCTACGGTTTTTATACCAAGTAGTTAATGTGCTAGTTACTGCTACAACAGCATAGCTGCCAACTGATCCCACTGATGTTTTAGGAGTATAGTCGCTACCGTCAAAGTCTACAACTTTAGTTGTATCTGTGATAACGATCGGTGCTTTGTTGGTAAACTTTTGACCAATACCGCCGGCTGTGATGCCATCGCTGTTCCACTCAAAAATACCCCATTTAGTATTTTGTGTGTCTAGCCAATATGTGCCGTTTGGCGGAGTTGTGCTAGGTGCTGTTGCAATTGGATCTAATTGTCCTAGGTCAACGTTGGCACGCACAATGTATGCACGATTGCTAACGCCTAGTAAACTATAGGCAGCTTGCAGACCATATTCATTTTGTTCGCCAGCATGAATAGGATTATTATTGCTGTCTGTTTTAAACATTGGATCGCCAAATGTATCAGCTAAGTCTTTCTGACTTGTCATTAGATACACTGTGCCTGCATTAGCAGCCAATGTTCCTGGAGCAGTGCCAGTGCCTGATCCATTTGATTTGTTTTCTTCTGAAGCGACGATGATCAATGGAACTGTGCCAGGCTCAGCTGGTGTGTAGAATGATTCGTCGATTACGCTAACTTGAACGCCGGGTGATGATAAAGCCATCTTGATATCTCCTAAGAGTCTTTTACTAGTTTTATTTACCCAAACATTGCAAAAAAGCAGTGGTTATAAAACAAGAAAAGGGACTAAAAAGGGCAATAAATAAAGAATGACTAGACCATTATGCGGTTGCGGGCTGAGACCGGCAGCTATAAATTACAAAAAAGGCACTAAAATCTACTATAGATCAAAATGCGAACTGTGTCTACGCTATGGAGGCGTAGGCAAAGGCATGCCTAAATGGTATCAGGACGGATATCGCATGAAATCAGTGTGCGATAAATGCGGATTTAAATCCAAGCATAAAGAACAGTTTAATGTTTTTCACATAGACGGCAATCTCAACAACAGCCGCTCTGCTAATCTTAAGACAGTGTGTGCAAACTGTCAGAGAGTTCTTCATAAGGAAGGGGCACTGTGGAAACAGGGCGATCTGTTACCAGATTTTTAATCTGCTTATACAAATCGTCAATGCTGCCATTGTTGTCTAACGTGTAATCAAAGTTACTGCCGATCCATGCGGTCTCACTGGCATGAATCTTTTCTTTTTCTAACCATGTAATTGCACTGGTTTCGCCTCGATTAGCTTTGACTGCAATGTCATACCAATGTGGTAATGTGCCTCGTTGCACCCAGGCAATTTTTCCACCAGCAGATTTGATACTGGCAATTTCATTGGGAAATCTACAATCACTGATAACAACGTTATCGCCACTTTTTCTAAGTTTGTTTTCTACGCTGGCGATCCATATATCGTCATGGAACCCCTTACGGCATACTTCTGTGCCCCAATACTGTAGTATCCAACGAGGAGTAATCTGCTGACCTAAACGGTCACTCCACCATTGGTCAGGCTGTTCACGCCACTCTCGAGCTTCTTTGGTTCTGCCTTCTAGCATGATTCTATCCCAACCAAATACAGCCGCGACTGCATCTTTGAGAGTGTT